TCGAACGCTCGTCTTGCGATTTCTGGGACCAACTACCGGTTTGGCGACTTGGCGGCTGCCGGTCCTTTCCGTCAGTCGTTTGTCATTACACCATCTGCCGGGTCTGTTACCGTCGCTGTCGAGTTCTTTTCTGCCGGAGGCGCGACCATCAACGGGAGCGGCGGCACTTACGGCGCAGGTAGCGCCTTCCTCCGCGTTTCCAAGATCGTGCAGGCGACCCAATGGCCCGCCGTCACGACCGGGACCATCATCTGCACCTCAACCACGCGGCCAGCGAGTCCGTTTGTCGGGCAGAAGATTTATGAGACTGACACTAAGAAAGAACTGACATACGACGGTGCTTCGTGGACGCAGCCGTGGAACCAGCCGTGGGGGGTTGTTGGTATTGGCACGCATGACACAGGCTTGCAGGTTGCGGCAAACACATCATTCTGTTCCGTGACCTTTAACCCCGTGCTCAACCGTTATTACCAAGCGTTTTATACGGAGCGCACCATCTGGGCAACAGCAGGCACTATTGGAATCTTTGACTCTGTTGCAAGTGGAAGGATTGCGGAGCAGTATGGAGCACCTGATCCTGTAACGCTTCAGCGCACTAAGACGTTCAGCACTACGGCTTCACGCACTCTTTCTATTCGCTCTGATGGAGTGCAAACCCCTATCAGTGGTGCGTATTCTGGTAATGAGCGCCCCGCTCAGTTGGTTGTCATGGACGTTGGCCCGGCTTAAGTGACGCTCCTCCTCCTCCTCACATCGAGTGGGGGTCCGAAGCCGGTAGAGGCAGCGGCGTCGGCCTCCACAACTCTGACAGCGGAACTACGTAGTCAGACCGTTCGCCCCGTTGCCGAGTGCAACGTGTTCTTCAACTCGTCTGCGGAACTGCGAAAGAGCATTGAAGTTGCGGCAGCCGTCCTTGTTTCTTCTGCTTCTATAGCCGCAGAACTACGCAACGGAACAAAACTTTCTGCGTCAATCGTTCAAGCCAGCGCGTCACTATCTGCGTCGCTAACTAACGGAACAGAACTCGCTGCGTCACTCGTTGCTCTGTCGTCAGTTATCACCGCTGGGATTACTTCTGCCGGAAGTACGCCTTCTTCCGCTATCATAAATGCAGTCTCAACTGTTGCCGTAAGGCTTCCGGGTCGTGAGTACGGATCACCAGTAACGGCTGGTTCGTCACGCTCCGGTGCAGGGGGGACTCCCCCTGTTGGGTCTGGACGCTCTGGCGCAGGCGGAACTCCAACGCCCGGAAATGGGAGATAGTAAGTGGCTACCTCGTACAGCAATCTTTATCGCGGCAAGGGCGATGCTGCGTCCCGCCTTCAGCGTATGGTCGTTCAGGGCAAGGAGATCGCCAAGCAGGAGCGCACCCGCTGGCAGCAGAACCGCATGGTCTACCGTGGCGACCAGTGGTTCCGCCCCCGCCCCGGCGCTGGTTTTTCCTCTGGTCGGCTTGAAGTTCTTTCCGAGGGGGCTCGCGGACGTCGGCGGGATACGTTCAACCGACTGCGCCAAATGACGGATGGCCGCGTCTCTGTTCTTACCGCTTCCCGCCCGCCGTACGAAGTCATTCCCAAGACGCGGGATCAGGACGTTCTTGACGCTGCTCGTCAGGCACAGAAGTTGATCGCCGCAAAGTGGGACGAGCAGGGGTGGAACGTCGGGGGGAACATCCGCGAACTCGTACTTACTGGCGAGATTGACGGCGTTTCTTTCCTCAACGTGACGTTTGATCCGAACTGTGGGGAAGAGACGGTTATCTACGTTGCCCCAGACGGACAGCCGATCGCAACACGCGAGGCGTACGAAGCGGCGATCCAGCAAGACCCGGACGGTGGGACGCTTTGGATGGAGAAGCGTGTACGCATGGGGGAGATTATCTGGAGAGTTGTACGCCCCGGCGCGATTGCAACCGATCCATCCGCTACCCACTGGAAGGACACGAACTGGGTAATAGAGTCGAGAGTCCTCCCGAAGGCGAAGATCGAGTCAGATAACAACATCCAGATCGACAAACTTCTCAACGATGAGAGGAGCAGGACCGGCGGGGCGAAGAACAACCCCGACCCAACCATCGGTCCTGTTGTAGCCGAGGATGAGGGGCAACTTACCGATCGGATAATCCCGGGCCGCGAGGAGTACATCGTCCACGAGATGTACATGAAGCCGAGCGCCGAGTGGCCTAAGGGTTGCCACTCTCGTTGGCTCGACCGCGCACCCGGGCAGCCTCTTCTTGTTGAGGAGTACCCGGACTATGACCTCCCGTATCGTCCGTTCAACCCGAAGCCTGACGGTGGCCACTACATGCGCTGCCGCGGGACTGTCGATGAACTGCGCCCGATCCAGCAGCGCTTCAACAGAATCCTCTCGCTGCTCTCTGAATGGATGGAGAAGGTGGCTCGTCCGCCAGTTCTTGTTCCTGTTGGGGCGCTCCGTGGTCAGGAGTTGTACAACGAGAAGGGGTTTGCGGAAGTCCACCCCCTCGGCGACCCGCACTTCATGCCGACTCCGAGCGAGCCTGTTGCGGTGCTGACCCAGCACCTCCAGTGGTGCGTTCAGCAGATGGCCGAGATTGCAAACCAGAGCGACGCTATCCGTGGAGTCCAGCCCGGAGGCGTGGAGTCTGCAATCGGTATTCAGGCACTAGCGCAGAACTCAGAAACTCAGTTGTCCGGAACAGCGTCTCAGGTCGCCTCGGTTATCGAGTGGGGGCTTTCGCGCTCCCTCCGCCTCGTCCGTGACTACTACTCAATCCCCCGCCTTGTGCAGACTTCGGGAGTTGACAACTCGGAGGAACTGTCTGCGTTTGTCGGGGAGATGGTGCGGGACGCAGAGGATGTCCACATCACCGCGTCCATTCTCCCGAGAAGCCGTGCGCTCCAGTTCCAGACGCTTATGCAACTTGCGCCGATCATCGGGAACGACATCCGACCGTATGTCGCTCGTTTCGTCGAGGGTTCTTACGACGAGTTCATTTCGTCTGAAACCGCACAGCGCGACAAGCAGAAGCGCGAGAACCGTGCACTTGCTGCGCTTGGCAAGTTGGACGAGCGGGATCAGGTCTGGGCTGACTTCAGCCAGATTCAGGCCCAGTACATGCAGGCGTTCGCAATGGCATCGTCGCAGGGCGATCCGACCATCGCGCTTTCGATGGCCGGAATCCAGCCGCCCTCGGTTCTTCGCATGCTCCGAGACGCTGGGGTAAACATCCCAACTGTCGAGGATTACGACGACCACGCGATGCACCTTCGCGCCCTTGACCTGTGGCGGCTTAGCGACGGATACGACGCCATACATCCTCTTGTCAAGCAAGCCGCACGTGAGCACGCCACTGAACACAAGAAGATGCTTGAACAGCAACTTGTTTCGATGGGGAGCCAAACCCCACCGGATCAGGGTCCGCAGGGCGGTGGCTCTCCACCGGCACCTAAGGGCCAGCCCTCGCCGCCCAAGGAGAACAAGGGCGGACCACCAGCAACGATAGCGGGGACGATGTGAGCGAGACTGAGAGGGGCTTCGGCCCCGGCTTCGAGAAGGACGTGGCAGCGATTCTTGCAACCGCTGACCGGGGACTTCTGTACGCCCGTGAGGTGAGGGAGAACCTCGCACGGGCGGGGATGATTATCTACGACTCGGTAGAGATGCCAGACGTGGAGCCACCGCAGTACAACGATGATGTGGACGAACTCCAACTCATCAACGACAACTACCCTGCCGACGAGGAGGACGCAGAGGATGAGTGACGAGCAGCAGGAGCCTCAGGAGGCCCACAACCCGTGGGAGCCGTGGCAGGAGGTGGGGTTTGACCCCGAGCAGTTCGACCCCGAGGACGTGCGAAACGCCTACGAGGGTTGGAACGCTCTGGGTGACCGCGACCAGCGTCCGTACCTTGTGGAGAGGATGCTTCAGGGAAATGAGATTCCCGAGGGCATGAGCCTCAACGAGATGATGGAGGCCGCTAACCTCTACTGGCAGGCGAAGAACGACCCGTTCGGGTCAGACGACGACGAGATGTACTACTCAGAACCGGACGGTTCTCAGTATGGGCCGGTTGATCCGTCTGTCGATTACGGCAGCCCCGCGCTTGACCCGAACTACCTTCGGAATGTCTGGCAGGAGGACATTCAGTCGATCGTAGACACCCGGTTGGAGCAGATGGAACAGCAGTATCACGAGCGCCAGCAGTTCGATGAGTTCAGGTCTGAAATGGATCGACTTCGTGCCGACCACAACCTTTCCGATACTGATCTTCAGTTCCTTGCTCCCCGCGCTGTCGAGTATGTCCAGCCCGGTCGGCCGATGGCAGAGGCGATCGGTCAGGCGTGGAGTGATTTCGACGAGTGGCGTCGTCACTCGCTCGCTAACTACGCTCAGCAGCAGGGTCGTGCGCCTCGCACTTCCCCGCCGAGCGGTCTTTCTGCCTCTCCCGAGCAGCCGCCTCGTAGCCTTGCAGAGGCGCAGCAGATGATGGAGAGTCGTTACGGCGGCGGATTCTAGACTGACGCCGTGCTTCGTGTGTTAGTGTAACGCACGAAGCACGGCGTTGGCTCCGGCGAGATGAAGTCTCGGGAGGACGGTGCGGAAATAGCGGGCCTGTCCCGTTCTACCCACTTTTCTCTAAAAGAAAGAGAGACTTCACTTGTCCCTTTATTCCGCGTCCTCCGCTTTTGCGAAGGATGTCTGGCTCCCGGGGCTGAACTACGAACTGCTTGCTGAGCCCGGCACCCTGCTGGGCTGGCTCGGTTCGTACGCTGACAGCCGCGTGACCGTTGACATCGAGGGTCGCCGTTCGTACATCAAGTTGCGGATCGGTGACTCGCTCGGTCAGGGAACCATCGCTCAGGGCGGTAACTACCCCAACCCGGGTGACCCGACCTACGACGAGGCTTCCCTGAACCTCGCGCACCTTGCGCACGCCATCGACTTCACGATGGAGGAGATGGCACTTCTTGAGTCCACCGAGGCCGCTGCGGTCCCGATCATGGCCGAGAAGATGACCGCTGCTAAGGAGGCTATGTCCTCCGACATCGAGCGTCAGGCTTGGAGCGACGGTAGTGGTGTTCTTGCGAACGTCGCTTCGTCGTCGGGTTCGACGATCACCCTCGACGCCACGACCTCATCGCAGGTGGATCGTGACCGTTACCTGTGGATCGACGACGCTAACCGCGCTCGTTACGACGTTGTGCACGGTACGACTGGCGCCCAGCAGGTTACGGGCTTCACCGTGTCGGACATCAACGAGTCCACCAACGTGCTTACCTGCTCGGCCTCGATGACCTCGGCCACCTCGGCTGGCGTTGTTGTGCGCAGCGGCACGTGGGCTTCCGGTGGTGCCTACAACTCTCTGGAGTTCGGCGGCATCAAGGCTGCGGTTGACAACAACAACACCTACATGGGTATCGACCGCACCGCTTCGGGCAAGGGCTACTGGCAGGCCGTGGTCGCTGACAACAGCGGCACCCTGCGCCCCCTTACCGAGGAACTGATCCACGGAGTGATGAACAAGATCGCTCGCCGCGCTGGCCGCCAGCCCACTGGTGACTACGCTGCGTTCGCTTCGTTCGGTACGTACACCGCGTACCACCAGATCATCACCCCGGGCCTCCGTTACACGCTGGAGTCCACCCCGGACATCGGCTTCGGTCGCCCGCTGGAGATGCTCGGCGTCCCCATGTACCGTGGTGCCCGTTGTCCCCGCAACAGCATCTTCGTGCTGAAGAAGGACAGCCTGAAGTTCGTTCGTCCGAAGCACAACAAGCCGGGCGACCTGCTGAACTTCGTCAACCTCGGCGGCTCGGAGTTCTTCCTGAAGAACGCTTCGAGCGGTCAGGGGCACAGCGCGTCAGTGGTTGCGTACCTCGACGGCTTCCTCGGAATGATGACGACGCGCCCGCGTGACCACGCGGTTCTCGGCGACATCTCCGAGGTGGCGAGTACGTACTAGCGATGGCTCTTACCGTCACGATCAACAAGACCGACACCGTTGGTCGTTACCTGAAGGTCAAGACCGGAACGGTGACGTTCGACTCGTCTTACCCCACTGGGGGTGAGTCGCTGTCGGCCACCGACCTCGGCTTCTCGACCAAGGTAGAAACCTTCGTGGCGTCGCCTAACGGTGGCCTCATCTTCGAGTATGACTTCACTAACTCGAAGTTGGAGGCTTTCTACCCCAGCGGCGGTGCGGCTACCCCGGCGGCTCTTGCAGCCCCGGCGGTAACTGTTCCGGCAGGGGCGACCACCGTGACGTCAAGCGCGGCACAGCCGAATCTTACTGAGACGGCTGGAATCGCGGCAGAGGTTGGTAACACCACCGACCTCTCGACCATCGTTACCAACTTCGTCGCCTTCGGGTACTAGGAGTTAGATGCAACTCGGCGAACCGATCGGCTCCGTTCTCTACGATGATTGGCGTTTCGTAGAGGAGGACATGCATAACATCAGTGGGCGTGTCACGGAGTACGACAGCGAGGCCAAGTTGGCCCGTCAGGAAGAGACTGGTCATCTTGGCCTCGCTCGCCGAATCAACGCGCCGTTTGACGGCGGCGGTCACATCTGGGTTATCGCACGTCGCCTCCATGATGAGGAGACTGGCGACCCGCTTACCGGTGAACCCGACAAGCGTGTTCTTGACGAGCAGCGGAGGGCAGATGCTTTCCGCATCGACAACCTAGACCGTTGGCGTAAGGCTCAGGAGCGGATGTGGGTTCTCGATCAGGAGGTCCGTCACGCACGCGAGATCGAGAGCCAGATGGCAAACGCCGAGGAGTTCGTGTGGACGTTCCGCAAGAAAGACCTCGGGCGTAAGGACTCAATCCTCGTTCCGTCATCAGTGACAGATGGCTAGCGGGGACTTCCAAGACCTCTACTCAAAGGCGATCTACGGATCGCGGAGAGACACGAGCGACACATTCGATGTCGCTCGGGCGAAGGAGGCAATCAACGAGGCGTACCTGTACGTAGCGTCAACTGGTGACCCGTGGGACTGGCTTGAAAAGGAAGGCCAGTTCGATGTCCAGATCGGGCAGGGTGTCTATACCTACGACGCAATCGGCTCAGCCCTATCGACAAGCATCGAAGAAATCCACACACTCACTATGGACTCCGGCGACGGAGGGTGGACTCTTGACTCGATGTCTTGGCCTGCGCTTGAACGAGTCGCGTACAGCACTCAGGACGACGAGCAGAACGGGGAACCGATTATGTTCTCCAAGTGGGATAGGCGAATCCGCTTGTTCCCTGCCCCAGACGAGGCGTACACCATCGGAATGTTCTACAGGGTGCAGGCGTCGGAGTTGGTGAACAACTCAGACGTTCCCCTTCTACCACTGGCGTGGCGCACGCGACTCCTCGTCCCCTTCGCGTGCGCCCGCCTCCTTCGTCAGGAGGGGGGGCAGGAGGCGGCTGCCGAAGCAGACAGGTACATGCGCGACTTCGAGCGGTCATTCATCGAGGCACGTACTGCAATGGCTACCGCCAAGTACCCGTCCTTCAGGCTCACCTCCCCCGGATGGGCCGAGAGGTCGTACTGGTACCCGGGGCCGTAGTTGCGGCGCTTTTCGATTGCAAACCCGTTTTCCTCTGGGTACGTAAGCGAAGTACCTGACTACGTTGTTCCCGTTGAGAAGGCGTCGTTCGCTCAGGACTCCTTCGCACCGAACGGTGTTGTAAGGCAGCGGAGAGGTCTTAGTTACGCAACGTCGGTTCTGTCTCCGACGACTATCAACATCTACTCAACCGCGAAAACGAAGTTCGCCCGAAACGGGAACACCCGGGTTGTGGGCGTGACTCAGGCAAACGACTTCTACGTTTGCAGCACACCAGATCAGGGGACGCTCAACTCGTTTATGACGACTCCGGGCATAACCGGTTCGTACCTCCCGCGTTGCGTGTATGAGGGGGAACTCATCTTCTGCCACACCAGCGGACAAGTCCCGCTTCTTCGTTACGCCGGTGCTGTTCCCCGCGGCTTCTCTGCCGGTAGTTCCGCAGCGACGATCAGCATGCCCGCTGGTTCGTTTCAGGTTTCCACTACGAGCATCGGCGGCGTTGGGACGAGGACCGGTGAGTACCTGCACTTCACTGCACCGGACGGCGCTGGCAACTTTCAGTACCAGCCGCCGCTCTGTGACCTGATCGTTCAGGACACGAGCACCGCCAATGTCTACATCACTGAGGTGATGAGGAACACGAACGGCGGGTCAACTGCCACGACAAACTCGACAGTCTCTCAGGCCACGCTCGGGACAACTTGGCCCGCCGTTCCTGTCCACGAGGGATTCGTGTCAAGCATTAGCGGGCTCACCGTTACACCGGCAGGCATCGCCCCGGCCACTGACGTGTTCACTGGAGGGGGAAGTTACAACTCGACCAAAGACGCGATTGCCATCGGCGGACCCAGCACCACATTTCCCCACATTATTGCTGGAGTTACCGTGACGACATCGACAACCCTCGATACCCACTACGCGATTATTCCGGGTTACGCTGGGAACAAGTACTTCATTCTGAGAAGGTGCCCGTTTAGGGACGCGGAGGTTCACAAGGAATCACTGTGGGGTGTTGGCGTGAAGGAGTTCCCGAGCACCGTCTACGTCTGGCCCCAGACGAGCAACATAGGTATACCCCCCATGAGCGTTGCCCCATACGCAGCGACCAGCCGCGCTGGCTACTCAAACTCGACCGTCACCGGCTTTCTCACAGAGAACGACTACACCCTCTTCTCGCTTGACGTACCCAGCAAGTACGATACAACGCCGATTGAGGCGATCCTCTCTACCGATGGACCGCTTCTTGTTCTCAAGACCGACTCTGTTTACGGTATCTACGGGGCGTTCGACTCGACTTCCAGAGACACAGGCGGCGGTCTTGAAGTAAACAAGATCGCGGACTGGGGCGGGTGCCTTGACCTAAGGTCTGCGATCAGTGGGGAAAACGGCGTCTACTGGGCGGGCGGAGACGGCATCTACACGTGGAGGGGCGGTCAGGTCGTTGACCTTACTGCCGGTGTCGTGCAGCGGGAGTGGCGTGCTCTGATGCTCGGCTACCAGCGTGGGACATCAACCGTGTCGTGTGGTATCGCCGCGAACAGGTACCTTGTTGTCGCCGCCGCTGGGCTTGACAACACCAAGACATCTGGCGCAATGATCGGACCAGACACTTCTGCGCCTAGCAGCAGAACACTCGTCTACGACATCGCCACGTCATCTTGGCTTGGCCGCATGACGAACTTCTCGCCGACTCACATGTGGACATCAGCAGAAGAGGACGGCGGTGCCGCGTGTCTTGCTGCGAGTAACAACGACAGCCGGATTATCGACTGCGGTGTTGCGTACGAGCCCGAGTCTGCGCTCGCCACTGACGCAACCAATGCGTCGTTTCCTTCGATGAAGTTGTGGAGCACCGCGTCTTTGGCTCAGGCAGAAGGTATCGAGGGAGAGGCTCGGTTCTGCGACGCCGTTATCCACTCGAACCTCTACGACGTATCGACTCCGACTACATCCATTACCGCAACCGTCGCATCTGGGGGGAGTCTTTACACCGACCCGACGTCTAGCAAGACCATCGGTTCGATTTCAGCCACGACAACCGACCGAGTTGACAGGGACAAGTTCAGCGTAAACCGATCCGGACGCCTCCACCAGATCAGGCTGGAAGTATCTGCCACCGATTCAAGCAACGCTAAGTCGGAAATCTCAGAGATCGTTATGTCGTTCCGCGACTCGCGTAGGGGTACGTAATGGACATCACTATGGACGACGTGCGGCGTGAGGTGGTCAACTACGTCAAGAGCGGCGAGTTCAAGAGCGTGGTCCAGAACCAATACCGTGATCTGCTCACTCCGACTATTCGTGGCTGCTCGATCTCGTACGACATGAGCGCGGTAAACACTGGTAAATCAACCGCGTGGTCAAATGTTTACGTCACATACGACAACGGCGGCTATCGAGTAGCAGGCGACCAGAACTCGATCGTTATTCCCAACGGTCTTTCCGGTGTCTACCTTGTGCTTGCTGACGTAACTATTACTCCTGCCGGTGCTTCACCAGCAACATCTATGGACATGAGCATAAACGGGTACTCCACCAACGAGATCACCGGGCTTGGGGGTTCGTCGATTGCGCTTGACTCCAACAAGAAGGCATTTCTGCAATGGTCGTCGAACAACTTCCTTCCCCTGAACGAAGGCGACGTCATCTATTTGAGCGGTGGCTCGTCCAGCACAACGGAACAGTGGACGTGCCCCGTCCTCCAGAACCACATCTCAGTTATCAAGTTCCCGTTCGGTTCATAGGTAAGATAGGCATACATGAGCACTAACTACTTCAAGCCTCCGAAGTATTCGACACCGAGTGTCATCAGCAATCCCGCTGCGGACGTCCCAATGCCGTCGCTTCTTTCCGTTGACACCAGCAGCCCCGACTACCAGAAGTACGGCGCTCTCACTGGGGGGACTAACTACGCGGCCCGCCAGAACATCACCGACCAGTTGGCCAACGAGGGCGACAAGTCTCTTTACCAGACCTTCCTGAGGAACATGGGGGCAAAGAGGACTGACTACTCGGGGAGGCTCGCTGGGTATGGTGGTATCTCGTTCAAGTCCGACGACCCAACGACGACAAAGCGCGAGGACTTCGAGATTGAGCAGCGCACTGGTCAGACTGGGCAGCGAGAGGCCGCTGGTGTGCAGGGCGCCACTTCGGCCGCAGCGTCCCGCGGTATCCGTGGGCAGGCACGCAACCTTATGATCGGCGCTGCGCTACAGCGGGTCAGCGAGGAGGCCCGCACGATCATCAACCAGTACGCGGCAGAGATCAGCCCCACGCAGCCGGGCGGTCTGGCGTACGAACTTCAGCAAGAGCAGCAACGTCTCGTCAATAGTTGGGGGGAGTTGTACGGCAAGGACGTAAACGAAGCCTTGACCGAGCAGTTGCGTCAGGAGGCAGTGAATACTGCCGCCGCTCAGGCTTCTGCCCGTCAGGCCGCTCAGGCTGCGTTTGACGCCGCCAACCCCATTGGGCGCGTGACGGGACAGTGGGCCAACAAGACCTTCGCCGAGAACGCGATCAAGAAGTTGCGTGCCGAGGGCAGGTACCCCGCCGATAAGTTTGATCTGAAGATCGGTAAGCCGGGCGGGAAGAACTACTACGTTATTATGGCGAGCAAGAAGTAATGGCCGTCGATTACACCAACTACCGACCAGACCTTTCGGGCATCTACCCGAACGCGGGGACTGGTGACGATGTAACTACCGGTCGTTATGGCGGGACGTCTCCGGACTACAACCGCCGCATTTCCCGAGTAAGGACGTACTTCAAGAAGCCGCGCAACTACTCCAAGTTGGCTGGCCTTGGTTACGTTCTCCCCAACATCGGTGGCCTGCGCCTGAAGGACATCAACACGGCGCAGGGAAGGCGCACCGCCATCATGGGCGGACCCGGGAACCTCGTCTATGGGCTCGCTGGCCCCAACGCCCGTAAGGGGATGATGATCGGGCGCGACGCGAAGGGGCGTATTGCGCTCGTTCGCAGAACGCCTAAGCCCCCCTCGCCGGGCGCTGGCGCACCCGGGGCTGGAACTCCGAGCGGCCCCCAGTTGCCAAAGACCGACGAGTACACCCAGTACGAGAAGGACTACCCGTGGGTTGCGAACTACCTCCGCAGCCTGAGGGACGAGGGCGCTGCCTTCGAGACGAAGTACAAGAACGATTTCCTCCCCAACGTAACCAACGCTCTAAACGCCTACGCAAACCTTGGCACCCAGACCTCCGATAGGTACGCGAGGGCGGCGGCTGCATCTGTCGCAGCAAATCAGGCAGCGGCAAACGTCGCTCCGACCGAGGCTGCTGGCGCAACCGGTGCGTTCGATCCGATCGCCCTTGCTGCGTCTCAGGCAGCGTCGCGGGCGATGGGAGAAGCATCCGCTGAGAACGCACGCTTCGCTGCTACCCAGTCCGCACTCGCGCCTGCCAGTGCTGCGCAAGGTCTGCTCGCTGGTATCCAGCGCGGCTACTCATCTATCTCGGCCGAGTACTCGCGCAAGCGCCTAGAGGATCAGATGAAGATCGAGCAGTGGATCGACGAGCAGAAGTCGTCCGCGCTGGACCGTCAGGTGCAGCAGCAGTACAACCTCGGGATGCTCAACCTTCAGCAGGGCGAACTCGACCTTGACATTCTGAAGGAGAAGAACGACGCTGCACGTGCGGGCAAGTTCTCTGACTCCGAACTCTCCGACAAGGGTTTCGTGAGGGTTCCGACCGGTAAGAAGTTGGGTCCGAAGAGTATCGCTGCCGTCAACCGTACTGTGGTCACCTCTACCGAGGGGACACGTTGGTACAAGCCCGGCGACAGCGGAAGCGGCGGCAAGGGCGGCAGCGGTAACGGGCTCACCGCCAACCAGCAGCAGCAACTCGGCAAGCAACTCCTAGAGGTGTATCAGGGGACTACGAGGGACGTCGCCGGTAACGTCACTGGTCAGGGTCCGGGTTACCGCGACCTTCCGATCCAGCAGCAGATCGCCAAGATTGAGACGTGGGTTCGGCAGGAGGTCGAGCGGGGCAACATCCCGCGTAACCGCGCCGCCATCGCGTCGTTTATCGCTGCCGCTATCCCGTTCCTTCAGACCAACAACGGCGGCATTTACAAGACTGCCCCGCAGGGAAACACGACTACGTGGGGCAACCGGATCGCAGCACGGATCGTCGGCGGGTAGCCAGTGGCCCCGGAGACGTGGCTCGACAAGTACTTCCCCAAGGATAAGAAGCGGAAGCAGAGCGGAAGTAAGCGGCCAGCGCGGTTTGCCAACGCCCCGGAACGCAGGGCGATGGACAAGCGGGTTCGGCGGGCGATCGAGTTGCGCCTGTCGCAGAAGGTCAAGGCCGCTATCGAGTCGGCGGAACCGAAGGAACCTGACCGCGGCGGTGTTCTCGGGGCAATAGGTGACTTCACTGGGGGTGCGCTTGGTCTAGGCGTGAACCTTCTGCGGGACGCCTCTCAGGTCATCCCGGGCCTATCGCGTCAGGTGTACGAGGGCGCTAAGGCGACAACGGGGATGGCGGCAGGATCGTCACCCAGCCTCCTTACCGAGGCGCTTGGTTATCGTCCTTCGTTTGTGAAGTCCGCACAGAAGCAGGGCGAACTCGTAACCGACGCCTTGATCTCCCCCTACGATCAGGCCAAGTATTTCGGTGGGCCTCTCCTTGAAGGCGACTTCGGGGAAACTGGTCGTCGTATCTACGACAACCCTCTCGGCGCTATCGGGGTTGCGTCCATCGTGTACCCGGGAGTCGGAGGTGCTGTCGGGGCAGGGTTGCGTGGTGTAGGTAGGGCGACACGGGGCACACGAGCCGGTGCTGCCGCCGAGAGGTTCGGGTCAAAGCAGACCGTACGACGTGAGGGTTCCCTGTTCCCAGAAGAGGGTCCGCGTCCTAGGCGTGAGCGGCCCGACGAAGTAATCACTGACCCCATAACTGGGGACTCCGTTGTTAGGCAGCGGCGCGAGCGGTCGGCGAACATCCTTACCCGCGAGTTCCAGAAGTACGTTGCGGACCCCGCAGTTGGCGGGATAAAGAAGGCTGTCGGGAAAATCCCCGGTAGCCGCAACCCTCTTTCCCCAGCCAAGCGAGCGCAGCGGGTGTCAAGGAAGGGCACCCGGGAACTCACGTACTCGATGGCGACGCAGTTGGATCAAAGCGTTCTTCTTGGCGCAGAGCCGTGGATGCGTTCAGTCCGCCAGATTCCCAAGACGCTCGGACGTGGGAAGAAGGCAAAGGTCGCGTACGCCACTGCCGCGATTCGGGCTATGGGTCTGAACAACACAAGCCGGACGCAGACCAACAGGAGGTGGGGGATTGACGGGCTTACCGAGCAGTGGACAGAGTGGCTCGGGAAGGTAGACGACTCAACCCCGAAGGACGCAATCAAGGCCACGGAGGAGAACATCGAACTCCTTCGTCAGATTCCTGACGAGTGGCTCGATCCTGCGACTGCCCCTCGCCCGCTGAACGAACTTGTCCGTGCGACAGAGCGCATACTTAGCGACGCAACTACTCTCAAGGTTTCAGCCGGTGCGGTCACCGCAAAGACTGCCGCCCTCTCCGGACGAAGGGCTCAGTACATCGCGGCTGGCGTCTACGGTAACTACCTGAAGGCTCGCAAGTCCAGCGAGAAGGCGGACAAGCGTGCGGCTCAACTCGTGACTATCGCTGGCGACATCGCAAATCTCCGCCAGTCAATCGCAACCTCTAAGGCCGCTGGGCGCAAGGCGACAAAGAAGCAGGAGCGCCTCGCCGAACTCCAGCGCAAGGAGAAGGAGGTGCGCCGTCAGGAGAACTCCAACCGCAAGAAGGCCGACGAAAATACTCGCGTCCTGAACTCTACGGTTGACCCAGAGATGAAGCCGGGTCAGTACTTCCCCATGAAGCCAGCCGCCAAGAAGTTGAAGGGCACCCGGCAGGGGCTCGGTATTACTGCGCAGTTGCGCGTTGCGAAGGAGAAGCAGAACAAGGGGAAGGTTCTCCGTTCGGGTAGTGCGTCGTTCGCCCCCGATGTTGTACTCAGTGCGCTGAAGGACGCAACCGACGTGAGGCTGCGTAGCGACACCCTCTCGATGATCTTCGCTCGTTATGCGGTGAAGGACGGAGACGGCATCCCGATCTCCGAGGACGCAGCGGTAAACCTTGTGAGGGCTCACCCCGAACTCTACGTTGCCATGTCTAAGCGTGACCTTGTTGAACTGATCCCGTCGCAGGAGGGCCGCGTTGCCCAGAAGGGGCTCACCGAACTCGCTGACGACATCGACGGGACGAGGTACCTGCTTCCGAAGAGTGTCGTCAACGAGTGGCAGGGGATACTCGGGGCGCGTAGCGGTGCAGGGAAGGCGATCGACGACATAAACGCCATGTGGAAGGCTGGCGTCCTCGCGCTTTCCCCACGCTGGTACACGCAGAACATCTTCGGTAACAGCCTCATGTTCGCTCTCGGGGCGGGCATAGACATACAGGCGATCAGGATGGCGTTCAACCCGAAGTACCGCGACTCGGTGCTAGCCGACCTCGCCGCGCACGGGAACTCTTCTGACCTCGGTGAGTTGGCGAGGAAGTACGGTATGAAGCCGGATAGGAACCTGATAAAGCGCGTTGTTGTCGCTGGCTACCAGATAAACAACCGCTTCGAGTCCCTGTTCCGCCGTGCCATCTTCCACCACGTTGCGAAGAAGAAGTTGAAGGAAGAGGGGATGGTGAAGAACTGGGGCAACAACTCCGCAGTTCTCGCAGACGCTTGGCTCACCGTCGCTACCGCAGCGAAGAACGGAGAGCCGTGGGCTATGAAACTCGCCGATCAGGTGCGCATCGAAAGCACGCGCTTCCTCGGCGAGTACGTCAGGTACAACAGTTTCGAGCGGGCAATCCTTCGTCGTGCGTACCCGTTCTATGGATGGATGCGGACTGTCATGCGCCTCGCGTTCGCGCTGCCTGTCAAGCACCCGAAGCGTGCTGGACTGATCGTCGTCTCGTCTCAGATGGCGTACCACATGTACAACGACGAAGAGTCAGAGGCGCTCAACCCGTACTCCGGTCTGGTCGATGAGGACATGTTCATCCAGACCAGCATCCTTATGCCGCAGGAGACGGCTACCCCCATTATCGGTGGACTTGGCAGGCTGCTCGGTATGGCTCAGCGTGGTGACTACGCTGCTATGCCTGTCGCCTTCGCTCAGGAAGCGTTGAAGCAGGCTGGCCCCCTCGTGTCCCTCCCGTCCGTCCTTCTAACTGGACGCTCTGCGCTGAACGTCGCCCCGCAGTTGAGCGGCGATCCCGAGTACGGGACCGACCCTGCATCTGGACGCACTTACGAGATGGACCCGATCAGTGGGCGACCAGTCGATGTTGTCCGTCCGCTTCCTCTAGACGCGATGGCAGAGAGTTACTTCCCGTTCCTTACGCCGCTAAAGAACCTTGCTGCTGGAACCAGAGGCAACGAGCGACTTGCTGCCGATGCGTCGTTCCTCGACATCGCTGCGAACCGTCTTGGCGGAGGCGACAGGGAGGACATCTTCCTGCCGAGGGGTCTTTACGGCCAGCCGATTGAGCGTTCGTGGGTCACCGAACTAACCGGGTCGTTGTTGGGCGGGCCGGTCTATAAGTACAATCCTGAAAGCGCAGCAGCGCAGAAAATCCTCACGGACCAGAGGGCAGCGGACGCTTACGTTGCTTCGTTCAAGCGTCGCCTTCGTAACCGGGCTCTGCTGACAAGAGACTAATGGCAACGGGCATCCCGACATACGAGCAGTTCCGCCGCTCACTCGCTGGCACACCGATGGTGGGCGAGGCGAAGGGCATCTACAACGCTGCGATCGGAAGCGGCATCAACCCCGCTTTCGTTGCCGGGCTTGCTTCAGCGGAGTCGAGTTACGGGACAAAGGGTTACGCGAGGGGGACGAACAACCCGTACGGTCTTGGCGTTCACCTCGGGTGGACTTTCAAGAACTACAGCGAGGCTACGAGGCGGCTCGGAAAGACTCTGAACTCGCTTGGGTATCCCGGCCTTTACCGCGACCGGGGTCTTGCCGGGATCATCAGTAGGTACACGCCTGCGTCAGACGGTAACGACGAGGGCGCCCACTTCAGGAACATCATGTCTGGCGGGCGGAGGACCGGCGGCAACCCCGGGCAGGTTTATGTGCGCGGCGGAGTTGTCCCATCCACCTCTGGCGCAGAGCCGAGCGTTGGGTCACCCCCCCCGTCAATGGGGGTAACCCGGCCGATGGCCGGGCAGGGAGGCGGAGCGGGTAGCGCGACGTTGCTAAAGCAACTCGTGAACCAGTACGTTCTGTCTAAGGCGGGCACGCTCACTCCAGAAGTCGCTAGGAAAACGACGTTGCAGATGGCGCGTGCCGCGGGAAGCGCCTTCGGGAAGTCCATGATGCCGCAGGCGTCAATGCCGGGCATCACGCCTGATTATGGTGGCGGAGGGTCTATCGACGAACGCAGCCCGTCGCCCGCTGAGTCTACGTCTACGCCGATACTCCGTATCCCGGGGCAGCCGAGGCTTAGGGCTAGCGGAGGACCCGGTGGAGGAACCCACAGTTTCAAGGAACGTGGGTACAGTTGGTTCGACGACATGGCGTACGATCTTTTCGCTGGCTCGGGGACGCCGATCACCACACCCCTGACGGGACGAGTGAAGAACATCAGCGGCCAGCCCGGGGGGGACGCGAGGTTCGCCGGGTATGGCGTGACCGTCGATTACGGCGGTGGAAGGCAAGCGTTCTTCAAGCATCTCGGCGCACTGGGGCCGAAGATCAAGATCGGCGCCACCATCCCGCGCGGGACTCTTATCGGCGGGCTCGACAGGGCGACGGCGGGTGGACCCCACCTCCACCTCGGAGCGACTAACCGTGGTTTTCTCGAACAGATTTTGAGTTACTACAAGTGAGTCCGGAGAACATCATCGGGATCATGCGTCGCCTTGACGAGATCAAGGGGGACGTCGATGAGGTCAAGGCGCTCGCCAAGGAAACGAACGGGCGCATCAGGGAACTCGAACTCTGGCGGGCGAGGATGCAGGGGGCTGCGTCTAGCGCAAGGATTTTCTGGGTAGTCGTCGGTGGTGTCGTCACCGCCATTACGATAAGACTGTTTACTAACTTCACCTTTTAGGGGGCGGCAATGAAAGTGAACCCTGCATGGGTTGTGCGCAAGAAGCGCATGAAGGTGTGGGCAGAGGCTAACGGCGTCATCGTTCCGAGGGGGCTCCGCATGACCCCCTACTGCGGGACTGCCTGCCGCGACCTCATCCGGCGCATCCAGATCAAGGGTGGCCTGACGTACAAGGATGGCAAGTGGCGGAACGACATCAAGCGTCTCGTCGCACCGCGCCCAACCATCCAGTCAAAGGCCGTCCGCATCGCCTTTACGCAGGAGGGGGTGAAGGAGCACCCGGCAGGTTCCAACTCTGGGCCGAGGGTCAGGGAGTATCAGGCTTCGACATCGCTCGGCGGGACGGGGTGGCCGTGGTGCGCAGCATTTTGTTGCTGGGTGTATCGCGGTGCAGGAAAGCGGTTTGTCGGGTGGAACACGGCTTACGTGCCTGAGTACGTGAGCACGGCTAAGTCTCGCAAGCACGGGCTTTCCGTGGTTAGCGCGGCGAACGTGATACCGGGTGACCTTGCCTGCTTCGATTGGCAGGGTGATGGAGAGTGCGACCACATCGGCATCGTGGTTACGAAGGTACGCAGCGGTGGTTTCCAGTGCATCGAGGGCAACACCTCGTATAGCAATGACAGCAACGGCGGACAGGTGATGCTGCGCGACCGGAACATCAACTCGGTCGGCTGCTTCATTCGCGTCAGTTAGGGGATGACATGAAGGTTTCTTTTGGCTGGGCGTCGTGGATCGGCGTCATCAGCGCAGCGGTGGCAGCGGTGATCCCAATCATCGGTGAACTCTCCGACACGGTTGAGCCGCTCGGCGTATCGCCGTCAGTGTTCGTGTACGTGAGTACGGTCCTCACTGCCGTCACTGTCATCGGGCGCATGGCGCAGGCTGCGGTTATCGCAGCGAAGGAAGCGTCTACTACAAGCGACCAGTAGATGAGGGTCGTCCATGTAGAGGAGGAGTACTCGCCCGGTGACGAGTTCATCCTCGTGCCTACCGGTGACTGGCACCTCGGCGCTATGGACAGCGTTGAGCAGAAAATCCGTGACGACGTAAAGTCGTGGGCGAAGAACCCCAAGACCCGGGTCATCCTGATGGGTGACCTGATGGAGTGCATCGACTACCGGGACAAGAGGTTCTTCCCTCACGGTTTGCCAGAGCGATACGCAGACGCCATGCTCAACTCGGACGGAGGAATCCCAACCGAGTCTGTCGCGCACGCTCTAGAGATTCTCGACCCCCTCGTTGGTAAGCAGAAAATCTGGGGCATCGCAACGGGTAACCACGAAAGAAAGTTGGAGGTAACCCAGTCTCGTAACCTCACGGCGGAGGTTGCTCGCGGGCTGAACATCTCCCACCGACAGTTGGGTTACTCGGGCTATATCCACGTTTCGTTCAGGGACCGAGAGACTCGCAAGACGAACGGTTCCGTGGTTATCTCCGTGCATCACGGGTGGCAGACAGCAGGACGCGCCGGTTCCGGCAACCTGCTCAACGGGATGGAGCGCGAGTGCGGGTACTCGAACGCCGACATCATCCTGCGCGGTCACTCTCACGCGCCGCGTGTCGGTCAGGTAATCCCCAGTGTCGCTGTCACCAAGAGCATGGTGCGCGAGTGGCCCCGAGTGGTTGCTTCGACCGGTACCTATAAGCGCGGTTCCGTAGAGCAGCGTGCAGGTGATCCTCCGCACGACACGTACGAGACATTCAAGGGCTTTCGCGGAAGGCTTGACGGATCGCTTGGTCCGCCGCGTATAGTCATCCGTCCTATGCGTACCGATGGCACGCGAGGACAGGCAAACTTTGAATACGAGGTAATCATCTAGTGGATGCCAGAGTGAAAGACGACCCGTGGCCCTTCATCCTCATGGAACTGGACGCGGCATGGCGGGAGATCAGGGCGGAGATGGAGACGCTTGCAGTCCGAGGGTTCCTCAACGCAGCAGAGGCGAGGTACCGCAACGGAGAGCGCCTTTACAACAAGGAGTGGCTCGACTGGCCGCTCGATCGCTTCGAGGACGAGGCGATGCAGGAACTCGTTGACCTCGTGCTGTACAAGGCCATGAGGCGCGTCAAGTTCCCGCTCCCGGTAGCCTGATCGCCGTGGACATACGAGACTTCATCGACGGGACGCCCGAGCAGAAGAACCAGTTCGGTGCGATGGTTCTCCAAGCATCATTTGCTTTTTCGGCGCAACTCATTATGCTGTGCCACCACCACGCGGACGGGATGAGCGACGAGATGAAGAGCGACCTGACCCGGTTGCTCGACTCGTTCCACATGTACGTCAGTGAGTTCATCGACTTCGAGGAACTCCAGAACGCGATGGAAGCAGAAGCGGAGGAAAGGGACACATGACACTTTGTATGAGGGGTGACGGATGACACCGCCCCGTAACGCAGTCCAGCGCAGGGGAGGGGGCAGGTTCTACCCGTACCCACTCCATGCAAGCGAGGACGAGCAGAAGCAGTACCCGTCATCGACGTCGGCGACGAGCATGTGGCCGAAGCCGTGGGCTATGCCGTGGGCGTCCAAGATGGCAGCAGAACGTGCCATTGAACTCCACAAGAGCGGTGGCCTTGAAGCCCTGCTTCAGCAGGACGACAAGGTTGCGCTTGACGCGATCAAGGGTGCGTTCCGCCACGCCCGTGACGACGCCGCAATACAGGGGTCGAAGGTTCACGAGGCGTGGGAGGAGTACCTGAAGGACCGGAGCGGGCTCGACGCCATCCGTAAGGGGCTTCCGGAACTGGCGCTTCTCATGTTCGACGGCATCATGGAACTGACGCTGAAGTACAACGTGGAGTGGGAGCGGTCGGAGCAGACCGCGTACAACCATGACCACGAGTACGCTGGCACGTTCGACGGCATCGTGACTATGGACACGCCGAACGGCAGGCGTCGCCTGCTCGTTGACATAAAGACTTCAAAGGGTGCAACGCGGGACGAGTATGCCGCGCAGTTGTCGTCATACCGCCACGCGACGCACATCATCCATGACGACGGCACCGAAGAGCCTATGCCTTCGGTCGATGGATGCGTAATCTTTCACGTGCGACCGGACGAGGCGCACGTGATTCCCGTGAACACCGACGAAGAGGTGTTCGCTGGGTTCCTCGTCTGCTTGCAAATGCTCCGAGTGAGCAAGAGCGACAGGCAACTTTTCTGGCCTCCACTTCCGGAGCCAGAGGCAGAAACAGGAGACAGGTAGAATGGGTATCAGTGATGAGCAGTTGGCCGCTATGCAGGCAGAGGCGCGTGCCTCGTCTGGCGGCGGCACCTACGTCATCCTTGACGATGAGGGTGACTTCGTGGCAGGCACCGTGACCGGCATCTTCGAGGAGGAGACTTCCTTCGGAGAGGTGGAGGAGGTCGGGCTCACCGACATCCGCACCCGGTACGGTGCGCTTGACGGAGAGCGCAGGCTTCGCCTGTCCCGCTCCGTGCTGAAGCGCGAACTCGGTTCCGAGTGCGAGAACGGCGCAGTCAAGGCAGGGCAGTCGGTCTACGTGGAGTACCACGGAGAGGCCACGTCCAAGCAGGGGCGTCAGTTCCACCGGTACACGGTCAAGAGGTTCGACGCAATCCCCGAGGCAGCAAGCGTTCCCTCCCCGACGCCTGATGACGTCAAGGAGAAGATCAAGGCTGAACTCGGCGGAGAGGAAATCCCTTTCTAGGGTGACCCCGTTCGGGTGGACACCCGAGGGGACGGCTACGTGGCAGGTAGCGAACCAAGCGCTGCGTGACTACATAGCCAGTACTGCAAACCCCCCCTGTCCGTGGTGCTACGGGCAGGGGGGGTTCTTTCGTAGGAGCGAGATAACTTCCGGGCACCTGTTCGTACTGTGCGAGGGATGCTTCGGGAAGGGGACGTGGGTGAGCGGAGATGCCGCACCTTGATGTAATCGACGAACTGAACCGTGTCAGAGACGCTCTTCTGAAGCAGATCACGAGCCACGCCGGAAAGCGCGGCTCGTCTCTTCTTACAGACTTCGTGTCAAGAGAGTTCGCAGAACTCATCGCGCACGTTGACGAAGAGCGGCGCGAATGGGAGAGTGTCCTGAACTTTCTCATGGAGCGTGAAAACGAGGAGGACGACAAGCGTGAACGACCAGCATGAGACTTGGGGCATAGATGTATCGCCGACGCGCATCGCAATCGCCGTCTATTCGGAGAGCGGTAAGCGTTGGGCCAAGACGTATCCGCTGAACAAGAGCGACGACCAGTACGGCGCGATACGCGACGCACTACTTGACGCCCGCAACCACAACGAAGAGCCAACCGATGTGTGCATCGAGCAGCCAGCGCTTCCGTTCGTACGCGCTGCGTACATGGCCGGTGCTGTATGCGCACGGACGCAGGACGCAGTGTTCGGTCGCTGGCCCCACGTGATTATCCGCTGGATGCAGCCGTCGGAGTGGCGCAAGATCGCGGGTATCGGAGGGCGTGCGACGAAGGACGAAGTGATGGCGTGGTCTTTCGACGAGGGGTTCACGCCAGACGACCAAGACCAAGCAGACGCATCGGCAATCGCATACGCGAGGCACGTAGAGATACATGAGGTGTAGAGGTGGACGACGTAAGAGAATGGGCCTTGCGCTACGCAGGGCGGGGATGGAAGGTCATCCCGCTTCATGGGATAGATGACGACAACAACTGCACGTGCAGGCTGAAGGGCGAGTGTGACAGCCCGGGTAAGCACCCGTACTGGCGCGACTGGCCGAACAAGGCGAGCGACGACCCAGAGCAGATTGCTATGTGGTTCGACGGGACTACGCCGAGGAACATCGGCATCGTGTGCGGAGCGTCGAACCTCGTGGTGATCGACATCGACGACGAGGGCGGCGAGGCGATGGTTCTCCCGCTTATGGAGGTCGGGATAATCCCCGCCTGCCCGCAGGTTCGTACTCGCAGGGGCGTTCACCTGTACCTGACAGGGAGCGTGCCCGCTGCGAAGTTGCGTGGCATCGACATCAAGAGCGGTAACGGTTTCGTGGTGGCACCGCCGTCACGACGTGTGGATGGCGGGTACTACGAATGGGTGTGACCGACCACGCTGTTCCGTGGGACAGCGGAACACCAGACGTGACAGACGAACTCGCCCGTTGGATTTGGGCAGAGTCGGGGACAGAGAGGCAGACACGCGACCGCGTTGACGGGGCGACCATCACGTACCCCGGGAGGAACAACGCGCTCGCATCGCTCGGCGGCTCGATGCGTAGGCGTGGCATGAGCCAGCCGGAGATTGAGGCTGCGTTGATAACTGTCAACGCCACACGTGTTGAGCCGCCGCTTGACGAGTCAGACGTTCGGCGCATCGCAAAGTCGGTGTCCCGCTATCAGGCTGGCGATGACGTCCTGAAGATGGTTGAGCGTGGGCAACACGACCCCGTGTTCGACGACGGAGAGACGGGCGGAACGTCGCTCAGGACGGTGACGCTGAAGGAGATAGCGGACCTGCCCGACCCGGGATACAAGGAGATACTCGGGCCGCTTGTCTACCGTGGGCTACGCACGCTGGTCGGAGCAGCGACGGGAGAAGGAAAGACAACGCTCGTCATGTGGATGATCCGCGCAATCGTGAAGGGCGAGGTTTTCCTTGACTGGCAAGGGCTCGGGCCTGACGAGGAGGGCAAGCCGCCAAGCATCCTCATCGTCGATGCGGAGCAGTCGATACCTGACATCCAGCGCCTTGCCGACGAGACGGGGCTGGAGGACTGCGAGGACATCCACTACCTGCACGTGCCCGATGGGCTCCACCTCGGAGACTCGTCAGACGATGCTCTCCAACTGGAGCGCATCATTGAGCAGATGCGACCGGACGTTGTTGTCGTTGACCCCGCCTATAAGGTCGCTTCGATCGACAGCAACAACGAGCGTGAGGTCGTGGACTTGATGCGCCTCTTCGACAGGTGGAGGGACGAGTACGGGTTCGCGTTCATCATGCCCGTGCATACGCGCAAGGGTGACAAGAAGAACCCGAGCGGACAGCCCACGCTTGACGACATCTTCGGGAGCGGCGCGTTCAGCCGTGGCGCGGAGGTTATCCTCGGACTAAGGATGGGTGACCCCGGCTACTCGCGTATGTACGTATGGAAGCACAGGCCCGGCGGGTTGCAGAAGAACACGTTTGTGGACATGGCTTTCGACAGGGATGTGGGCTTCACTCGCATCATGCGAGAGGAAGCATCGACGACACTCGGTGTTGTCGAGGCGTTCCTTCAGCGGCAACACGGGCAGGGTCTACCCGGAGTCACGTATCAGACTGTCGCCGACGCAACTGGCTACGCAATCGGGAACCTCCGCAAGGTTGTCTCGCAGAGCGGTGGCCGCGTAAGGGCAGACAAGGTTCCCGGTTTCGGGAACAAGAAGTTGGTGATGCTACGCGAGGACTTGCGCGTTGCGGACGACGAGTACGATAGGTACCAATCTCTCGTATTGGAGGTGAACGAGACAGATGCCACGGAAACGAACGAGCCCGAGCAAGACTGACCTTCCCGCCGAGAGGGCGGTGAAGGCGATGACCGTGAGCGAGGCGTACCGGATGCGCTGCGAAGGTCAGGACTACGTTGAGATCGCAAAGGCGCTGAAGATACGCGGCGGCTGGGTCGAGGCTCATCGCCTTGTGATGGAGCATTACGGTGAACTCGTCGCCAACACGGACAAGCAGGCGCTACGTGAGCGTGAGGCAGGTCGCATGATGGAGTTACGCGCAGCGATCGAGGCTGACGTTCGCAGGGGTGAGAAGTGGGCTATCGAGACTGACCTGAAACTGACCGAGCAGATAGGGAAGTTCATGGGGCTGTCAGAGGGAAGCGGCGGCGGCGGTGCCACTGCTGCGATACAGGTGAACATCACCCCGCCGTGGGGGCAGGAACCCCACGTTGACGTCGAGATAGACGAAACGTAACCCGCGTTCCCGCGTAGGGAAAAGGGCAAAAAAAGGGCAAAAAAAGGGGCGACGCCGGAGTGGTATCGGCGTCGCCCCTATGTGTGTCAGGTCCGTCGATGCCCGGCCACCCTGACTGCGGCCGGAAGTACCGTATGTACCCGCCGGGCTATGTAACCGGCGGACGGCTAGGCGTTGGGAGTCGAACGGCTGCTCCCGGCACTCGGGGCACTACTGCCCGGTGCCAACTGCGAGGCTAGGTGGAACCGCCACCGTTGTCAAGCGACTGCCGTTCCTCCACGATGAAGGCGTCGTCCCTGCGCTCACGCCTCCACTCGGGCTCGGGGTTGTACACCTCGCGCCTGAACTTCGACCGCTCCTTCACGGTCATGGAAGCCCAGCACGGGTTGCAGAACTCGCCCCGGTTGAAGCGTGACATCGGGCCACGGCACCGCCAGCACTTACGACTTTCGCTCACGTAGATCCTCTATGCGTACACGTGTAGTCCACGTCGGGAGGTCACCGCCCCCCGTCTCTACCGTTGCCCACTTCGCGGCAACACCGATGAGGCGAGCATAACGCCAGCGTGAGTGCTTGTCACGCCAGCGAACGACGGGATCATCCGATCCCATCGCAGCGATAGCCTCATCACGGGTCACGGCGATACCGGCCATACGTACGGGAGGTTGTCCGGTACGTCAGGAAACTTGGGTCCGTAATACGTGGGGTCTTTGCGGATGAGGTTCGACTGGTGCGAACGGTGGAACTCGGGGTTGCCGATCCACGGGGGCACGACAGCCGGACCATCGGGCAAAGCCTCCACGAATCGGTCAAGCATCGTGTCGTTGTACCCACGCTGCATCCATGCCACGCAGCATGTGACCCCGTAAAGAATGAGCGCATGGTCGTACCCCCTCCACATGTTGACTGCCGGATGGTGCTGCCACCCGTAACTCGGGTCGCTTATCGCACGCATAATCTGGAAAGCCTCGACTCGCTGCTTGCCCAGTCGCTTGTTGTCCAGTGACGTAACGCTGCTAGTGAAGTCGTCGAACGGGAGAAACGTCTGCATCTCTCCTCCTAACCGTTGATGTAGCACGAGGCTGCGCCCCATGCGTGGATACCGTAACGAAGCCGAACTCTCTCCGCAACAAGGGTCTGCTCCTGCCACGTCATGCTCCCGGCGTCGCCCCCGTAGGGGTGGCCGACGCTCTGGTGCGTCGTGTAGTAGAGGCCGTACGCACCCTGCCACTTCCATCCGCTCGGGGTGCTGAAGCGCACCCCCGCATACCCCCCGCCGTATCCTGCCTCGCACCTACCGAGGGCGAGGAACTTGCGGATGTTGACTCCACGCACACGGAGGTCACGCGCTGTCGGGTTGGTCGGCCACGCCTGCGCGTCCCTCCTCCCCCTTTCTTTGTGCGCCCTTAGGCATTGCGCCTTAGACACTGACGTTGCCGATGTGTGGTTCTCGCACGGCTTCGCATCTGCGAATCCATACGACACGAAACCCGACGCGCATACCGCTGCGACTGCGATGAACTTCTTCACGACTTGCCCTCCTCGCTCTTGACCGGGAACCCTGACAGCACCAGCACCCCTACGTAGGGAAGGCAGGCTTCGTGCGCCACCTGATCTGGCGTCATCCCGCTTTCGATTGCGTCACGGACTGCACGAATCAACTCTCCTCTCGCCGACATAACCGCTCCGTGCACCACGTACGGGTCGCCCCCCTCGTGCGTGTTGGCCAGCGTGCCCCACATCTCGTTAGCCGCGCTCGCCTTACGGAGTCGCGCAATGTGCTCGTTGTTCATCGTTATCTCCAATCGTTCGTCGATACCGGGGCTCGGGACGGGTGTCCCGAGCCCCGCTTTTCCGTTGCTATCCCTAATGAGCCCGCATCATCGAGCGAATCAGGTCGCCGAGGACGCGCGGGATTGCGGCGAGGTCACGCGCCGTCGAGTAGAACTCGTGGTAGTCAGGGACGACGGGCTGAAGCCCGACCTTCCGTGAGATACCGATCCCGCCCGTGATGATGCCGTTCTTACGGGCGATGTCGATCTCCTCGGCCACCGTGTGCCTGTTGTTCGGGTGCCCGTCCGTGAGTACCACGATGAGAGGCTGCTCCGCACCACGGTTGAGCGATGCGTTGCGTGCCCAGATGATGCCGCTCGTCTCGTCCGTGCCACCCCCCGAACCCATCGACACGTGGTCGAGCAGCCGGTAGAAGGAACCGTGCTGACGCGCTGTCGCGTCGAACGGGATAGCGGCGATCGGGCCGTGCCCCCCATACGCCGCAACCGCAACGTCCAGCCCGTGTATGCCCTCGCTCGCTCGCTTGATCGAAAGACCGGCGTTGGCAATCGCGTTACCGCATGCGCCACGTACGGAACTTGACGCATCGAGCAGAAGCACGAGAGAGAAGTCTCGTGCGCCACGTGGACCCTGCTTGGTGCGGAACACACGTGTGTCGCCGAGCGCAAGCCTGCTCGAACTCTTGACGTCGAACGAACCGCGCCGCCTGCGACCAGCGTACGAACCGTCTGCGTTGTGCTGAAGCACACGGTTCAGTTGCGATCGGACAACGCGAGACGTCGTTACGACAGCGTTCTCACGCCCGTTGACGTCGTATGACTGCCCCTCATGGCCGATGAAAGAACCGTCCATGAAGGCGTCGTGCGTGTCGCGCGGTGCACGCTCGATGTCCTGCCGCTCCTTATCCCACTCACCACGTGGACGGTCGGGGCGCATGGGCTCGTCGTCATCGTCGTCCAACACGCCGTCGCCACCCTCAACGCCGCCGTGGCTGGTGCCGCTCTCCGTTGAGTCGCCGCCACCCTCGCCGCCGCCACCGTCGTCGCCACCGTTGCCACCCTCCTGCTCGCTGTCGCCTTCCTCCTGCTGCTCCTCTCCGTCCTCTCCGTCGCTCTCCTCGTCGTCGTTACCCTCCTGCTCGTCGCCGCCGACGCCAGCCTGCTCGTCGCCGTCGTCGTCCTGCTCCTGCTCACCCCCGTTACCGCCCTGCTCGCCACCCTCCTGCTCGCCACCCTCCTGCTCGCCACCCTCCTGCTCGTCGCCGTCCTCCTTGCGCTCGTCGTCATCCGGCTCGCCGCCACCGCCACCGCCGCCACCAACGGGCGGGAAGAGCGGCTGCATCGCTACGTAGACGGGCTCCAGCGCATCGAGCAACGCCTGAGTAGACGGCGTGTCGCACGCTGCGAGGAAGTGCGGGAGAGCGTCGTTGAAAGCGGCACGCTCCAGCCCCGAGAGGCGGGATACGAACTCGTTCGCACGGCTAGGGATGCAGCGTGTCGAGTAGAGAGCGAGCCCCACGTGACGGAGCGCATCCATCTGGTCGTACTGGTGGACGTTGCCCATAAGCAGGCGCTCGTTCTCAATCGAGCGCAGCGCAGCGAACACGGGAACCTCCTGCTCACCAGCGTCCTCGATACGAACGTCCTCCGTCATGTTGAGGATGCCGAAGAAGTCCTGCCAATGCGCACGTTCGCACCAGTCGGGGCGCTCAACCCACCCGGTGAAGAGAACGTGGAACAACTCGTGCAGCAACGTGGTAAGCGCCTCACCACGCATGATCGCTGACATCCCGCCGTGCGACGCCGAGACGGTAAGCGACGACCAATGCACGTGGTACACCTTCGTGCCCTGCGCACGCTCGATGTCAACGGCCCACGTTCCGCCGACGTTGTGGTGAAGGACGATCCTTGCGTGGTTGCCCAACACCGCGCTTGCGGTGGAGGCAATCTCACGCTCCGCTGCTGTACGTGCAGCGACAACGGAACCGTACGAGTGACCGAGAAGCGGCTCGCCCCACCGTGCGGGGTCGCTTGCGAGCGTACCGCCGATGGTCGGTGCCTGTGCCTGTGTAGTCATAACTACCTCGCTCTCTGCCTGTCTAGGCGTTGTCGTCGTCGTTAGACGGCTTGGTGTAGAGGAACTCCGTGAAGTCCGAAAGCCTGTAGCGCGTGCTCTTCCCGCACTTGCCGTTCTCGTGCAGGAAACCGGACTCATGGAGGCGTGCAACTGACGCACGAACCTGTGCCCGGGTGAGCGTCACGCCGAACTCCGACTGGATGAGTTCGACGATCCCCCACCCGGTCGTCCCGTAGTTACCGGCGTCGTGCATGGGGGTGTACTTACGGACGTTCTCGATGGTGAACCCGATGTACATCTGCTCGCTGTCCGCGAGGTTGCGTGCCTCGGCGTCGGCGTGACCGGCCTCCGTCCTCGTCTTGTATACGAAGTCGCGGGTAGCGGAGTGCTTCTTACGCACGGCTATCTGCACGGCGAGGTCAACGAGCCCGGGGTCGATACGAGGCGGGCGCTTGCGGTCGGGGTCTTGCGCCGCAGCGTCGGCTGCGACACGGTACTCATCGAGGTGCGACTGCAACTCGTTCGCCTGCTCATTCATGCGCAGTGCTGACACGTCACCGTAGATGCCGCCCTCCTGCGCCACGACCACCATGCTCACGGTCGGGATGTCCGTGCCCGTGTTGGGAACAGACGAGAACGAGCGGTCGGGGTCATGCTCACCGTCGCTAGGCGCAGGGTCGGGAGCATCGTCCTCCTGTGGCGCCGTGTACGGGGCCACGTACTCCTGCTCTGCCTCCTGCTCGGGCGCCTCCGCTACCTGCTGCGGCTGCTCCGCTGCTGCCTCTGCCGCCTTACGTGCGGCCTCGAACGCACCGATGATGGCCTGCGCGTCGGCGACGCTGACGCCATCGGGAATCTCGAACGTAACTTCCATGTCCGTACCTCGCTTTCTGTCGTTATCTACGAGAGGGGCAGGCCGTCATCGCCGACGGCGAACATCGCCATCACGTTGCGGACGGGCTGCCGCTCGTCGGGAGGGAACTTGGCGATGAGCGCACGCTCGGCTGCCTCGCTCCACGTGTAGCAACCGGAGTCCATCGCCTCTGCCCACGTTGCGAGTGAGCGGAAGCCGATCGGGTGCATGATGTCCTGCGCATCGCGGATGCGCTTGGCGACCTCGCACATTGTCTTAGCAACGGACGGGTCGAGCGTGGGGATGAGCGACTGCAACGCAAGCGCCTCGTCGATCGGGTCCGGGTAGTCGATCGTCGGCGTCCACTGAAGCCGGTTCTCGAACGCCGGGTCCAACTCGTTCGTACCTACGTACTCGTGCGGCGGGTTCGCCGTCGCCACCAGCACAAGGTCGCCACGGTCGATCGTCTCGCCCGTGGGCAGGGTGAGCCGTGCCGTGCCGTCAAGCAGCGGCATGAGCGCGGCGTACTCGTTGACGTCACGGATACGGTTGATCTCGTCGATGAGCAGGACAGTCGGACGGTCGTGCGAGATACGCGCAGCCGTTGCGATCTGCCTGTCATGCCACTTGATCGTGGGCGCACCCGTCTGGTCGTGAGCAGCGGGCAACTGCGTGCCAACCATCGTGTCCTCGTTAGCGCCCGGGGTAACGGACACGATCACGAGGTTCCACCCGAGCATGGACGTAAGCCATTCGATGCTGGCCGTCTTGCCGCACCCCGTGGGGCCGAACACGATCGTGTTCGTGCGGCTACGGAGGGCGTACATGATGTCGTAGAGGTACGAATCCTGCCCCACGAGGGGGCGTGCGCCCGGTGACGGGGACGCAGGCGTTCCCGGCTCCTTCGCAATGGTGATGCGGGGCTTGTTCGGGAGGTCGGAGTGGACGCTGGCGGCGTCGTCGCTGATACCCGAGCCCGTGCCCTGCTGCGGGGTTGCGCTGTCACGGGTGAAGTAGACGGGGGTGGTCGTGTTGCTCAACGTGCTGGGCAGGTCGATCAACACGTTGCCATTCACGCCGACCGTCACTGCGAGAACGTCACCCCCGTCCACGGACAGCACCCCACGGTCGGGGTTGCTCGTGTCGGGCATGAGAGTGATGCTAGGCATAGTGGTGGTACTCCTTGCTCGTGGTTTCCCGGCTGGTTGCCGGACTGAAAACACCGTAGCAGTCCAAGAATCCCCTGCTAATCGGCACTTTTCCTGCCGCTCCCACTAACGTGAGATACAGGCAGGCGATACCGCACGTGCGCCTTCCGTGCGGCACGGGTCAGTCATGTGGTCGAACGCACGCCCGATGATCCAGAGCGACACGGTGACGCACGCAACTGCGAACAGGATGGCGACCGCGTATGCGATGCGGTCGTTGCGACGCTGCTCCTCACGTGTGTAGGTACGCATGGTTAGACCTCCTCCGGGGTGTCGATCTTGCGCGATTCGACCACGTGCACGTCGTCCGTGCAGTCGATCATGTTCACCCACGACCACGTTTCGGGGGCGTCCTCGCCCGGGTAGACCGGGACATCCAGCACCACCCGGTAGTACGTAGGTGCGGTCACCGTAAAGAGCGCCTCCGCAATCTCGTCCTCGTACATGTAGACGGTACGCAGCACGCCGTCAGCGTCGTCCAGTATGCGCAGACGGTGGGCCTGCTCGGCGTCGCCGTCTGCAGCCGCCTCCTCACGTGCGGCGTAGTCGGTACGGATGGCATCACGCAGGGCGCGTGCCTCGCTGTCGGTGAGGGAGATTCCCATGCCTAAGCCTCCTTGCTCGTAATGGTGTCGATCAGTCCTGCGAGGGCGTGGAAGTCGCTAACGCCCCAGATGTCACCGCTCCACGTGTGCCCGGTGTCGTTGCCGTCCTCGTCGAGCACCGCGTAGCGGGTTTCGTCCTCGAACCTCACGAGGTAGATGCAATCGCTACCTCGTGTTACGCACACCTCCTCGCGGTGGATGGGATCGCTTACGTGGATTCCGGTGTCGCTACTCATGCGTGTGCCTCCTTCCTGCCCACGTGGATGCGGGCAAACTCGGACAACAGGTGGATGACTGCCTCCTCTGCGGGCAGCACGTCAGACGGGGGCCAGCACGGGGGCCGGTCGTCCATCCAACACGTGCGCAGGGCTCCGTACAGGTGAGCGGGGCCAGCCCACGCATGTGCGGAGACGCACGAGCGGGCCTGATCGACGGTCCACTGGTACGGGCCAGCGGGGTAGTCCTGCTTGCGCTCGCGCGGTGCCTTGATCGGCCTCACGTCAAGCGGGAGAACCAACTGCCCGTTGGCGAGGGCGGGTATCGCCCTCACGGGTGCGGAGATGATGCGACCGAGGCGGATGTTCGTCATCCGGTCCAGCCCCCCCGGGCGGACGTTGGTGAAGCGGTCGCCTGCGTAGCCGAGGAACCGTGTCACGCGGCCACCTCCGTGCCGTAGTCGGCGTCGTAACGGTCGTACACGTACAGGTCGTCCGTGATGCAGTGGCAACGGAACGCATCGGGCGGTGCGGGCCACTGGTCGGCGGTGCCACGCGCCCAGTCGTAGTCGCGCAGCACCTTCATCATCGCCGAGCCGAACATCTGCTCGTGCGTCCGGTAGGGGTCGTACACGACGACCTCGTGATCGCCGTCGTCGTCAACGTGCATGAACACGTCGTCGAACCGGGAGATCAGTTCCGCGTACTGGCCCTCGTTGGCCTCGTCCTGACAGTCGGGGCAGAAGGCAACGTGGTCGCGGACACGTGCCAACTCCTGCGTGATGCGCCTTGCCATGTGCACGTTGCAGGCGACGGTGAGGAAGTCGCCCTCGCGCACTACGTACACGGGTGTAAGAGTGTCCATCAGTCCTCCTTCTCATCGAACGAACGCATGAGCAGCGCGTCCTGCAACTCGTCGTACGACTCGATCGCCTCCAACTCGGCGACGCTCATGCGCTTGTACCGCTGCACGTCTGCGAGGAACGAGGCGAACCTCTCCTTACGTGCGAGCGCCTTCTTGGTGCGGTTCCGCCGCTCTGCGCGGGCGGGTACTTCCGGGTAATCGTGGGACATTGCCTTCCTCTCTCGTGATCGCACGCCGGGCCAGTCCCGGCCTGCTGTCTACAAACAGCATAAACATCGACGTTTTCCCTGCTAATCAGCACCTTTCTGGCCCCTCCCGTGTTCTCGTACCGGGTAGCGTGTTCGTGTACCGGGTAGCGCGTAGTGCGTAGCGTGTAGCGCGTTGCGTGTAGCGCGTATCGGGTAGCGCGTTACGCGACCATTACGCTGCGCGTTACGGGTGGGAGACGTTACGCATACGCGTTACCCCCTATAGGGGAATAACGTGTAACGCACCCGTGCGTATGACCAATCCATTACCAACACGTGACGCGCAAGGGCGTGAAGCGCCTGAGGTGGCGCTTACACGCCCTCGCGTTAGCCGTCACGCGCACCCTCGCGTAAGGATTCCTTACTCGGGCACAAAAAAAGCCCCGACACGGGGGTGCGCGTTACGCGCGCCCGCGTATCGGGGCAAAAAAAAAGGGGGGACAGGCGCGTTATGCGCCTGCCCCCCCGTGTTACGTGCGCCTGCGTGTTAGCCGATCGTGATGGTCATCTCCTTCTTCGCGCCGCCGCGCTTACGCGAGGTGCGCTTCGGGGCCTCCTCGCCCGCCTCACGCGCCTCGCGCAGGGCCAGCGCCTTCGCCGACTGCTCGTCACCCGCCGCCGCAAGGAGCGCGAGGCGCTTGACGCGCCCGCCCTCGCCTGCGTACTCCTCGCGGGGCACGTTCGGGCACGTGGTGCCGATCCAGAACGTCCAGTTGCCCTTGCCCGCCTCACGCGCCTTCGCCTTACGCATGCCGCGTGAGAGCACGCCCGCGTCGCGGACGGCCTTCACCAGCGCCTTCATGTGCTTACGCCCGCCCGCGCTGTCGAGCGTGTCCCCCGTGAAAATGTCAATCTCCGTAGCCATCGTGCGTACTCCCGTGTGTGGGCCGCGGGCCGTGTGCCCTGCGGCATTGGAAATACAATAACAAGCCACGTTTTGCCTGCTAATCGCCACCTTTTCGATTCGTGGTGCTGGGCCTCGCAGGGGCATGGGTAGGGGGGCAGGGGGGGGTGCGTACCCGCGTTTTCACGGGCACGCGCGTGTATGGATTCCCTTAGGCACATAAACCCGGGCCGATTTTTGCGGTTATGCAAATAAAAAACCCGGGTTTTGCAGGGGAAACGCCTTCCAGACGCAAGACTTATTGCGTCGTTACGCCCTCATGCGCTGCAAATCCGCAGTTCCCGGTGCAACGAGCCCAGAATCCATGTATTCCCGCCACTTCCCGGTGTCCGCGTACTCCCGTGGCGGCGGAGAAACCATCAGCGCGTACTCCAAAGCGTCGAGTCGGTGGTCGTCCTTCTTGATTCGCTCGTCCGGACGGTCACGATCGACCCTCGAAGCCGGTCGGTAACGCGCTGAAGTGATCGAGTCGATGAGTCCAGCGCACCTACGGCAGATAACGAGGGCAGGGTGCGCCCCGTCCCGCCTGATGAGACGCGAAGCGAGCAACTGCGCAAGCCGCTGGTCGCGGATTCCCTGCCTCTTGCCCTTATCGCACGGAGAGATGAAGATTCCCTGCCGCGCGTACTCCTCCATGTATGACCCTGACGCCCCTCGTGCGCGTCCCGCGGGGTCGCCGACCGCCATAATCTCCTTCAGGCCGTACCGAGCGCGTATCTGGCGGACATTCTTTGCGTGTTCCGATGGTTCCAACTCCGCGACGCCGTAATCGGCGAACACAACGATGGGATCTTCGCCTTCTTCGTCCACCGCCATCCAGATGACCGCAGTTTCGACCGCGCGTCCGAAGTCCCACCCCTCGATAATCAACTTCCCCTTCAGCGATTCGGGCGGAACATCGTCGATGATGTGGATGTTCTCGTCGAACTCGGTGAAAACCTGCCCCTCGAAGGCTCCCCAGTCGCCACGTACGTAGGCAGCGTGCCTTGCCCCCGTAAATCGCTTCTTGATTTCTTCCACATACTCCGGTGGAAGGTATGGATTTTCGTCGGTCCTCGCCGCGAACACCTCGAACCCCTCAGAGCGCTTACCACGAACACCCGGAGGAACGAAGTTCTTGCGGATGAAGTTGGAAGGGCCGGGGTTACACGTAACCCAGATGCGGAGGGGGCCGGAAACGCGGACTTCGACGGGCTTGCCGCCGATGATCTGCGTAGAGACGGTCTTGCCATTGGGATTCGGCGTGCCACGCAGACGGCCAGCGCCGAGCATCTCATAGACTTCATCAGAGATTTCGGAGCCCTCGTCTAGGTAAACCCAGTCAGGCTCGACACCGAGGAAGTTCTGCTCGCTTTTAGCGTTTCGGAACATAATCTCGGAACCGTTCCAAAACTTGACATGAGGCGGAGCAGATGCGGCCTTACCGCCCGTAACTTTCACGAGCCCAGCCTCGACGAGCCCGGTCATGTCCAACTCGCGGAGAAAAGTCCTCCACGTTGAGTCCATCAGCGGGCGGTATTCCTTACGCCCGATGATCCCCAGCGAGTTCGGGTACTCGATTGCGGTGCGGATGGCCTCACGCGAACCCGCCTTCGTCTTACCTGCGCCCACCGCGCCCGCGTACAGACGCCACTTACTCGTTGACTTGTGAAAAGCCTCCTGCGCTGGCAGCGGGTTATACCCGGACCAGATGTCTACTTCTGACAAAGCGCCCCCTCCGGTTCTTGATGTACTCTACTTGCATCAACGACCGGAGGTAACTCCCTTGTCTGACCGCTGGGTTCATTCACCAACTCACATTCCTCGTAAGTGCCACCGAACTGGCAACTCTTCGGAGGAGGCTGGACCCTATTTCGAGAGTAACTGGTCGTACTACGACGCTGACCCGAACGCTGCTGCAACCGGGGAACTCCGTAGCAACGTCCTGTACGTCAGCCGCGAGTGGATGAAGCACATTCTTTCTCAGCCGGGATCGCCGTTCGCAGCGGTCACAGCCGACGAGTGGATGGATAACATCATGGAGCGACGTGAACTGGCGCAGAAGGTGGAGGAACTGGAGGAGAAGGTTGAATCCCTTCAGGCGGACCTACTCATCGCTCTGGAGCAGGAGCAGTTTGTACTCCGCAACGAGGACATCGAGCGTCTTGCAGATGCGCTGAAGCCGACTCCTAAGCCGAGGGCGAAGAAGGCCGCGTAGTGGCGTACACCAACCCCGGGCTTCGTAAGAGGCTCCTCGCCCGCATTAGGGCCGGGTCAAAGGGCGGTCGCCCCGGACAGTGGAGCGCACGCAAGGCCCAACTCCTGTCTCAGGCGTACGAGAAGGCAGGCGGCGGGTACTCGGGGGCAAAGACTAAGAGTCAGCAGTCACTCTCCAAGTGGACGAAAGAAGAGTGGGGAACAAAGTCCGGCAAGCCTTCGACTCAGGGGAAGAGCGCAACTGGTGAGCGTTACCTCCCGAAGAAGGCGATCCAGAATATGAGCGCCTCTGAGTACGCCGCGTCTACCGCAGCAAAGCGTAAGGGCACAAAGCAGGGCAAGCAGTTTGTACCTCAGCCTCCCAGCGCACGAAAGATTGCGTCGAGGTATAGGTAAGGTCTGTTAGACTTTCCGCCATGCCTATTCTTATGCCTGACAAGTACAAGAACGGTCCTAAGAGTAAGTTCTCTAAGGACACTTACGCCGGGGGAAGCAAGAAGGAAGGCTCCCGCCGCATGCCCGACGATTCCAAAGAGGGTAATAAGGGCAAGAAGAAGGTAAAGGGCAAGAAGATGTCACGCGCCGAGTTTCTCAAGATGGTGCGGGAGAAGAAGTACAAGAAGAAGTAGATGCCGATCCGTGACCCGAAGGGCGGTCTGACCGCCGCAGGACGTGCGCACTTCCAGCGGAAAGAGGGCGCAAACCTGAAGCCCGGAGTGAAGAGTTATTCATCTTCTTCACCGGCAGACAAGAAGCGTTGGATTAGTTGGGCGTCTCGCTTCTACGGTCAGAAGAACCTCCCCCCGATGAAGAAGCCGAACGGCCAGCCGACCCGTGCTGCTCTGACCGCTGCTGCGTGGGGCGAGCCTGTCCCGGCTAACGAAGCCGCTGCCCGTCGTATCTACGCAAAGGCGAAGGCTCGTCGGCGCCAGATGGAGGGTCAGGGCCACTATGGCTGAGATCACGTGGTCATCTCTTGGCGGCTGGATGGATACAGACGGAAACAAGTATCCGACCAAGAAGGCTGCCGAAGAGGCAACCGGGACTACGTACAGGACTCAGAAGCAAGAGCGTGCTTCTGCGGCATCTGGCAGCCGCAAGAAGGGCAAGAAGGGCACGAGTCCCAGAACCCCGAAGAAAAACCCGCAGAGCCGTCGTCAGACGCTTGCAAAGCAGGCAGGGTTTGACCTTACGCCCGAGATCGCAAACGAGCCGTGGCCCGACTTCCAAGAGCGTGTGAGGTCCGCTGGCGTCGATCCCGAGAAGCCGAAGCGTACCCCCCGCAAGAAAAGCGGAGGATCGACTAAGGCAGCGACCGTCACTATCGGACAGCCGGTTGTTCCACCGAACGTAACGCCGCCTTCTCCTAAGGACGAGAAGAAGCCAAAGCGAACAAAGAAGAAGCCTAAGAGCGTCAAGCGCCTCACTGTCGTTGTTGACGCCCCTAAGCCGCCGCCTCCTCCTCCTGCACCGTCAACGGCTCCGCCTCCTCCACCTAAGCCGACTTCCGCTACTCCAAAGACCGCATCAAACCCATTCGCGGGTATCTTTGGAAGTGGCTCTGAGCCAAAGAAGAAGAAGGCCCCAAGCACGTACTTCGGGAAGAAGGCACCCAAGGGGCAGATGGGGGCAATGGTCGCTCAGCAGCGCCAGTCTCCGTACAATCTCGCTACGACCAGCCGCGAGGTTTCCGGCTGGCTTGGCCGCGTTGGATCAAGGATCAAGCGCGAGGCAGCGGCAACCGTTGCCGACGTAAACCGTATTGCTGGTCCGCGAACTCGCGTTGTCACCGGTCGCCCGTCTGCTGCTGGTCCGCAGATGACAAACGCAAGGACTCCAAGCCGCGCCCCGTCAGCCGCACCTGCGCCTCCCTCGCCTAGTCGTCCACCGGCAGCGCGTGTTTCTGTTGGTCCGCAGATGACCAACGTCAGGGTCGGGCCTACCTTGCGGGCAGTCCCAAAGAGGCAGGTTCCGTTCTCTGTGCAGACTGCACCGCGTACGGATTACTTCGGTTCAACAAGGCCGCAGATGATCGGTCCACGCGGGTACCCGATGATGACTGGCGCGGAAAACCGTTCCGCTGCACGCGCGGGGGTTGAGGTCGTTCGCAGAGGCCCGGCTCAGGGTGGCGCGGCATCTGCTGTGTCAACTGCAGACTCCCGCCCCCGTCGTCCTCGCGCCCCTGTCAACCGTGACATCAAGTCTGTAAAGAAGAACCCGATCCGCATTAGCGCTGCGCATGGGTGGTCGCCAAACTCTGCGCGGTTTGCGAGCGTAACTATGCCCGAGACTATCCCGGGTCTTGGCGACCGTAGGGGGACTTTTGGGTTCCTGCGGGAGAACAGGCGTCAGTTTCTCGGCGGCGGTGACTTCAAGGACAGGGCACCTGTTGTCCGCGACATCAGCCCCAAGACCACCACGCGGCGCGGCCTGCCGTCGATGTCTGGCTCTGGTATGGGTTCAGGGTCGCCCGCCCAGCCGACGACTCCGACTGGGCGCCCAAAGAAAACCAGTTACAAGCCACAGACACTTAGCCCCCCCATCAACCCGGAGAAGGCCAAGAGGGGAGCGCCCGAGCCCGGTGCCTCAAACCTGCGACCGGCCACTCCTCCGTCGTCTGTCCCGCCGTCGTCGGCCACCACCCCGACTCGTTCTTCGGACGCGGCTGGCAGGACTAAGGGACCGGCAAAGGTCGTGTTCCGCAGCGACACTGGGAACTACGTAACTCGTTCGGGGCGTGAACTTTCCTTCTTCGGCCCCAACGACCGCACTCCGCGTATCATTACTCCCGTATCTCCAAAGGGCTCCAAGAGCCCTACGCGGCTTCCTAGCAAGAGCATCGACTGGACTAGCGTCGCAAGGGACATGCTTTCGGACATGGAGTCCGACTGGACGCCAGATGACCTGAAGAAGGCGGTCACCGATAGGCAGGTCGGCAAGGTCGCAAAGGCTGTTGGGATAAGCGAGCCAAAGGCCCGTGAGTACGTCGAGGGTAAGCAGATCGCCAAGATGCGTGCCAAGTACCCGAACCCCTTCCTTACTCGGTCGGGCTGGCTCGGTGACAACCGCCAAAACGTGAACATGCCGCGAACGTCTCTCCTACCTGAGGGGGAGAGGAAAAAGACTGGATTTGTCAAGTTGCTCCAGAAGCGCGGACTTCTTGGCCTCGCTGGAGGCGCTGTCGGGACAGGTGTTGGCGTGGCCGTAGATGTTCTTGCAAGCCCCGACAAGGCGTACGCACCGATGTCACCGAAGGCAAGGGCGGAGCAGACTGTTTTCCTGAGGGAGCGTGCGGCGTCGAGGAAGCGTGCGCTCACCGCAACAAAGAAGGTTTTCCCCACGTTCACACAGCCCGGATACCGTAGGAGCAAGTAGTGGCACAGATGAACCCAATCGCGCGTTACGCTGTCCCGCAGGGGAACCCGCTTGACGACGTAATGGCTATAAAGAGGCGCGAAGCCACTAAGCGTACGCAGCAGACTGCACGCCGCGCAGTTGCGGACGCGCCTGCGCGTATCAGCGAAATGCTGAGAGGCGCTATCAGCGAGAGGTTGGGGTTTGGTCGTGGAAGCGGAGCGCCCGCTCCCCGTCGATCGGAAGTACCAGCAGGGCGCAACTACGGTGGTATGACCATGGTCGCCACAGAAGGCGTTCCGATGAACGAGCAGGATGTCATGCTCCGTGACCGTCAAGAGAAGATGCGCAGCGCGTTCCTACAGCGTCTCCGCGACGACCGTTCTCAGAACCCTGAGGCGTACGCTCTGGCAGAGCAGGAGTACGCTACACGTGCTTCGCGCCGCGGGAAGTTCCTGAAGCGTGCGTACGATGCCGTTGGTACCCCAGAGGGGTACAGCGACTTCGACGTTGGAATCATGCGTGATCAGGGGCTGGTCAACCCGATGCTCGACGAGTACAACCCAGTGACTAGGGAACGAGTTGCAAAGGAGTTCCAGAGGACGCACAAGTGGGCGAGAAAGAAGGAGAACCTCGCAGACCTCGACATCGCTGTGAAGTACCTAATGTCTCGTCCCAACTTCGAGCAGTCGTTCTACTACAACCCATGATCGCTGCAATCGTAATCCTCGGCGTCACTACCGTCGTCAACGGCGGGCTTGCCGCGTTCATCTTCTTTATGGGCCAGCGCGAGCGCGTCTCGCTGCTTGACCGTATTCAGGCGCCCGAGGCGGCGCGGATGGCGTCTGTCGTTCAGACGCTCGACTCTGTTCCGACCGCTGAGGAAGCGGAGACTCTGGTCGGAATCAACGTCCCGTGGGACGACGACCTCCGCATGATCCTGTCCGAGGAGGACAACTAAATGTCTGTCACCACATCCAACGTCACCGTTGGAACGACGGCGACGCTGCTTTGTGGGACTGACCCGAAGCGTCGTCGCCTGTACATCAAGAATGTCCATTCCAGTAAGGCGTACATCGGACCCCTCGGAGTCACGACGGCCAACGGTTTCCACGTTGGCGTTGACGAAACCATCGTGATCGAGAACTCGCACCCCGCCGACGGATCTGCGAAGAACGCCTACTACGCCGTTCTCGGCTCTGGCTCCGGCACGGTATCGGTCATGGAGATCACTGACTGATGGCTTCCGGACTTAGCGACTACTTCGAGAACCAAGTTCTTGGAAAGATTTTCGGAAACCAGACGCTCACCGTTCCGGGCACGTACTACATCGGACTCTGGACGGCCACGCTCTCGGACTCGTCAACTGGATCGACCGCAGGCGAGCCATCTGGCGGTTCCTACGCTCGTGTCTCAGTTACGAACAGCGGGTCAAACTGGGACGCTGTATCGGGTGGCGCGACCGCTAACACGAACCTGATCGCGTTCCCCCTTGCGACTACCTCGTGGGGCACGGTCACTTATGTCGGAATCTGCGACGCGCTCACGGCGGGCAACATGATTGCTTACGCACAGTTGACTACCCCGGTCAGCGTTGCACAGTACGACACCGTGCTGTTCCAGCCCGGTGACCTTGACATCACGCTTACCTAAGGCGGTCAGCGATGGCAGATGACGTAACCCTCAACTCAATGAGCGGCGGCGCTGTCGTCGCCACCGACGACTCGGGCACTGGTCACGTACAGATCGTCAAACTGGCGTACTCCGCTGACGGTGATCGCACGCACATCCCGGCTACTGCGGCCGGTCTTGCGGTCATCGAGCGCGGAACAACGATTGACAGCACCTCCGCATCTGTGACCACGACCTCGGGCCAGATCGTCGCTTCGTCGGCCACTCGCCGCACCATCGTATCCCCGAACCCGGTCGGTTCGCTACAGGCATACGCAGGTGCGTCGGCCCCGTCTGGCTGGCTGCTGTGCGACGGAACCTCGTACTCAACCTCCGTGTACCCCGAGTTGTATTCGGTACTGGGCTACACCTACGGCGGGTCGGGCGCGAACTTCAACGTGCCCGACCTTCGTGGTCGCGCCCCGATTGGCGCGGGAACAGGAGCGCAGAACGGCGGCAGCGGGTCCGGCGCTATCAGCGGCGGGACCGCGCTTACCGCAAGGGCGCGAGGCGCGTTCGGTGGCGACGAGCGGCTTCAGTCGCACACCCATATTTCACCGGGGCAGAACCTTGCGACACTTTATAACTCGGGTGGTTCTCCACTACAGGGTTGGAACGCTCCCGGTGTAGACGGATTGTCTAACTCAACTACCGACCATTCGCGCACTGGCAAGGGTTCCGGCGAGAATATGCCCCCCTTCCTCGTCACCAACTACATCATCAAGGCGATCCCCGACGCCCCGCGCTCCGGTCTTGCCTACGGGTCCACTCCCCCGATTGTCACGGCGCTGCCCGCGAACCCGCAGTTCGGTGATGTCGTCACTTACATCGCAGACGCCACGAACGGCGTTGCGTGGAACCTTCAGTACGACGCGAGCGGAACGTACCCGTGGAAGTTCATTGGGGGTGCGCCGCTGCTGAATACGGTCGCTGCCAGTGAGTCAACGGCCAATCCGAGTTACGTCGCACTTACAACTGCCGGTCCACAAATCACGGTACCTGTAGCGGGCGACTACGACGTTCTCATCGGCTGCAACTTCAACGGCGGCGC